CTTGTAATGCTTCACTAAAAGTTTTAGTATCATCAAGTAAACTTTCATACAAAGAACTAAAAGATTCACCAACTTTACCTGTTGCTACCTTTGATTCAACATCACCAGCCGTATTGTCAGTTTTTTCAGTTTGAAACATATTTAGATATTTTTAATATAAATAGTTTAGTCGTTAGTTTTTGAATTTGTTTCAACTAACTTATCTACAATGTATTTTCTTTGATACGTTGGAATTTTAAAATAATCACTATAGGATAGATGTAACATCTTAGCTAAGAAAATGTATTCATCTAGTAGGTATTGTCTGTAATTAGAAGAAAGGCCGAAAAAACTCCACCCCAAAGTTGATTGTGACACCAACTCTTTCTCCTGACGGGGCGATAACTTCTTTTTCTAAATCAAGTCTAGGTTCATTTCTTAATAAAAAATTTCTAATATGTTTTGAGTCCATTATTGGCATACTCTCAATAAATTTAGAAATATCATTTCTGTCTTGTGAACCATTTAACTCAACAATTTGTTTATTAAGTCTTAATGTTATAATTGGTGCTACTCTACCTGTTGGGTAGGCGTCTAATGTTTTTTCAATTTCTAAAGTATCTCTTAGATTTAATAATTTTAATTTAACATTAGCACCACTTTTTGGTAAAGTTGTTGTGAATGTTCCATCATTATCTGGTGAAACTTCTGGTTTTTTAATATTTAATTCATCTAATTCAATATTAGCTTCAAATCTATTTTGTGTTTTAGGATCAGTTAATGTTATATTATATGTTGAACCAAATGATGTATTTCTTAAAAATATTAGAATTGCCTCAATATCACCATCTAATAAATCTTCTGGTCTTAATTCTGGTTCATACAACTTATTTCTTAATAATGGTAATACAATAGTTTCTTTAATTGTTTTGTTACCATCAAAAGTTAGAAGAACATTTTCATCAGCAGCAGTTAAATAACCTACTTTAACTGATTTCTTTTTAGAAGGATAAAAAACACCACCAGATGGTAGTGGTACTACATCATGCGGTAGATTAAAATCTATTTGACCATATTGACTAACATTTACATTATTTTCCATACAATTTTACTTTTATAATAAATAATAAACTTTAGTTTTTTTTAGTAAATAAAAAACCTATGTAGTTTCCCACATAGGTTAAATATATTTTATGTAAAATATTATCTTAGTAAACAAGAATACAACGATCCATTCTTAAACCACAAGTAATGTCAGCAATTGCGTCTTGTGAATAAGAAAGTGAACCAAAGTTAGCACTAGTTAAGAATGTTCCTTCTAAAATCCATTTTTCAACAACAACACCTGTTGGATCAAGCATTTCAAGGTCTACATTCTTTTTATAACCAGCGGCATAACCCATACGACCTGTAACAGATTCCGCACATAAACGAACCCACTCCATTAAAGCTTGTGCGGCAGAAGGACCAATTGGGTCTCTAAATTTAACTTGTATTTCATCCCAAGTAAATCTACCTGCAACATATGTTGAAGTATTTAAGAATTGAATCTCTGTTGAACCTACTTTAATTGATGGTCTTGAAGCACTTTCAACATACCACTCGTTTATTCCTAGACTTGAAGGAAATCGTAATATAAACCTATTCTGTCTTTTTGGTTCATACGGTATAGGCATTTTCATTAATAAATCAGCCATAGTTATCTTTTTTTAATTTTTTATTTTTATTTATAAATATTGTCGTTTAAAAAAATTTTCTATTTACTTTCGTTTTTTTTTAATTAAACAATATAATATATTAGTTATTATTTAATAAATATCTTCATATAACTTCTTTTCTCCTCCTGCTGTTAAATAAGTTTGTAATATATTATCATCTTTCTTTTCAAAATGTGATTTCATTTTTTCAACATTTCTTACATCGTCATCTGAAAATCCAACAAATGGGGTAAAGTAGTTACTTATTTTATTTTTCATAAATGCTTTCTTTTGTAAATTGTGTGACATCAATTTTACATATCTAATAAATTCTTCCATAGCATCAATTTTTCCTTGTTCAGGATTTGTTGCGGAACCTTCACCAAAAGAAACAGGGTGAAACCGGCACATATCTAAATAGGATCTTATTAATTGGTCTTTTGTTAATTTGTCTTCATCCGCTAATTCACGATACTTTAATAAATTTTTAACTAATTCATTAGAATTAATTCCATGCATATTCTTTTTTATTAAATTATATACCGCTTTTTTAATTATAGAAGGTGTATGACCTCTAGCTGTTATTATTGAAAATATTGACCCATTATTAATCGCCTCTACAAAATCAGACCAAGCGGGTCCTGTCTTTGCTTTCATAGCGTCTTCTAAGAATTTTTTATCACCTGTAACTCTAAAATCTCTAAATGGATTGTCATCAAACCCAACAATAGTATGTCCCTCGTATTCAAAATCCTTTTCTCCTATTTCTGTTCTATATTCAGCAAAATCCTCTGTTGACATACCAACGCTTTTGCCTTTATCATCTTTTAAGTAAATTTTTGTTGGCATATACATTAAATTGTCATCCCAATCAAAAGCATAGTACTTCATAACTGGTGTTGCACTATCATTAATTATTTCTGTTATAATCTCTCTTGTAATTTTTTTATAGTTCATATTAATAAATATATGGTAAAATAAAAATGGGGGTCAATAACCCCCATTTTCTATTCTATGATATTAATTATACATCTTCGAATGAAGCACCAGTTGGTGTGATATAGAATGTGATATCTATAAATTCTAGAGCTTTAGTTGGTTTGATGTAGATTTTACCAACTAATTGGTTCTTATCTAAATCTTCTGTATCATTAGATACTGTTACTCTAAAGTCAAATAAACCTCTATCTCTTCTAATCGCGTCTAGTATTGGGTTAACAGCATTTAAGAAGTCTTGTCTTACTTGTTGGTCATTTTGATCAAATAGTAATCTTACAGACACAGCAGAAATTAATTTACGTGCTTGTAATAACAATCTTCTAACATTTATTCTATCAAGTGCTGATTCTCTAACTTGTAGTGTTTTGTTACCCCAAATTACAGTTCCTACATCTGCAAAAGTTGCAATTGGGTTAATTCTACCAAGATAAAGAACATCTCTATCTTCTTGTGTTAACTTCTTACGAGCCTTAACAGCATTTACAATACCTCTAGTATAACCAGCCGCTGCAAACCATGGGAACGCAACATTATCCGTTAAGGCTAAGTTTCTAGTTACTTCAGCTGTTGGTGGAATATAAATTTGAGTATTATTGACAGTATCTCTTGTAAGTACCCAAGGATAGTAAGTTGCTGTATAGTTAGAGTCAATACCAGTCTCTTCTAAATTATCAACAGCTTCTTGAGGATATATTAAACCATCTTCACCTGTTGTTGTTGGTAAGAACATATTGTAATCTGGTAATGTCGCAACATATAGTGAGTCAGCTCTTTCGTTTTCTACCATATCAATTGCAGACTCAACTAGGTTAGAGTTATTAGTAATATCAATACCTGGTGTTACAAACACATTAATGTTAACCGCTTCAGGGTTGTCAAATGTTCTTTGACCTAACAAGTATGCGTAGTAATCAGTATTTCCATAGTCAATTGTGCCGTCACCTAATGCTATTTGTTTAAATAGACCATTTCCTTTTCCATTAGGGAATCTAGTTGAAGCACAAGCTCCATTTAGGAATCCTGATCTACCAAGAGCAAATCTATCTCCATTTGTTCTATACTCTCTATAGATGTCCCAACCATCGAATCCACCATAAACCATTACGTTGAATTTTCTAGAATTTAATCTATAGTAAGGATTTGTTGGGTCTGTTGGTTCTGATGAGAATGAAGCAACACCAACCTCGTATGCTGTTTCACCTGATGATGTGTAACCACCATTTATTGTAATTCCACTAGCATTTTGATCCATATGGAATCCTTTTGTTACAAAATCCCAAACGTTTCCTTCACCAGTACAAAGGTTAAGTGGTTTTCTTTTTCCTTTATATTGATAGAAATCGCTATCATAACCCCAGAATGAAGAAATACCTAAGAAAGTTTTTCTAACATTATCTCCTGGGCTAGTGTAAGCGTCGTCAAGACCATTAGAGAAACCAAATGGTGGGTTGTAAACCAATTCGCCAGCTTTGTCATATTTTGTTTTATAAACTGGGAATGGAGATCTACTTCCAGGATATTCTCTAAATGAGAATCCTTTAAATCCACAAGGTAATGCATCAATTGGTGCGTCATAATTCACATCAATTAAAATAAATTTAGAATTTAATGAGTATTCACCATCTAATGTACCAACCTTTTTAGCAATATAGTTATTTTCTTGTGGGTCCATAGAGCAGTTAGAGAACTTCTCAAGAACTACTGGATTTGCATCAGTATCAAAATAATCTCTAATTAACAATGTAAATGTTAGATTGTTAAATGATATATCTGTTACTGATACTTTAATTTGTGTATTAGCAGAGTTACCATCAGAAATACTATAAACTTTAAATAAGTCAAATACTTTATTACCTCTAACTTCTGATACAATCCAAGGAGTCTCTGGTGTTTGGAACTTATCCATATACCAACCTATAGTGCTTGAATCATTCGCTTGAGCTCCTTCTGTCGTTACAAACTCAGAACTTAAACCTCTAATATATCCTTTATTCCAAGCATAGTTTAATAGAGTTAAGAAAGACTCTTCAACCATTAATGGGTTTTGTAGTCTTGGTTTGCTAAAGTTACCCTTACCAAATACTTTATTGATATTTTTAGATGAGTTAGAACCTAATGAAACCTCAAAGTCAAATTCTGCACCACTATCATTAGTAGCATTAATTGCAAATGTTGAGAATGGATTTTTAAGTGCTCCAACGTATTGACCTGTCATATCTAATGTTACATTATTAACATCAGATATTTGGAATACCGGGTTTACCTCATTACTATATGTTGAGATACCTCTAGACCTTAGTGTTGTTACAACTAAATCATCAAATTGTGTAAATGATGTTCCAGTATAGTAATATATAATACCTGAAACATTACCAGAATAACAATCAATAACAACAGGAGCTGTTGTCGTAGTAGTTGTTGTTGGGTCTGGAGTTACACAAGGATCAGTTGTTGTTGTAGTTGTAGTTGGTGCTGGAGTTGTAGTTGTTGTAGTTACAGGGTTTATGTTTGTTAAACTAGTAACTGTTGTAAAGAATGAATAACCACTATATTCACCACCGCCATTATTTGTAAATAAGGCATAATACCAAGCATCATTGTTTGGTGACTCAGGGGTTAAATTCTCAAATGGAATTGTTTGAATTCCAAAAACATCAGTTTCTTGTGTATAACCTGTAGTACTTAAATAATTATATTCGTCTTCTGGTATCGCACCAAAGTAATAAACAACCTCATCTTCTGCCATAGAAGGGTTAGAACTTGTTATTACATCTGATACCATATTACTTATTTGGTCGTTAAGTGTGCTAATATCACCTTCTAGTTGTTCATATTCTGTATCTAGAATATCTTGTATTTCACTAGGGAAAGCACCATATGTTACAGTTGTTGGGTCATCAGTACACGCTGTGAATGGGACCTCAAAAGACATTTCTTTTTTAACAACACAAACTGGTTCACAATCAACAGTAATTCCACTTAAACAATTATAATTTAATGTTGCTGGGTCTAAGTTTGCTTTAGTTATAATTGACCAAGAA